TACAACCTTTTCCCACTGTAGGCAAACAACTTTGCGGTTATAAACATCACCCGTCCACGCCCACCGCACACAGCGGTATTCAGTCTTCCTATCTTGGCTGGCTGCTCCCGGTAGAAACACCAAAAAAAGCATTAGCAGCCAACGCATTCATTACACCAAAGTCCATGCAATTATGTACGTGCCATAGATGACAAAGGCCACTATACAGGCCGCCGCAATGAATGCTTCAGCCCAGTCCCACATAGCTACACGAACGCCCCGGTTGTGCCCTCTGCATGCCCGAGTTGCCCCACAGGAAATGTATTAAAGGACAGACTAATTCTGATGTTGTCAGCCACAACGGGCGCTACATAATGAATTAAATAAGATGGAAATAATAACAGTTTTCCTGATACAGCCGGAAGCCACCACGAATTTGAGTTATAGATGTTGTGTTCGCTTGAGACTATTTCTAACTGTCTGTATGCGCCTGTTGCAAAATGCAGTTTATCTGTTGCATCAGTCTGTATATAAAACACCCCAGATAAAAAAGAATTTTGGTGGGCGTGTGAATGATGCGACTCGTTGGTGTTAGTGTAGTTGAACCATGACTGCGTAATTTTTAGTTTTACGTCGTACATAGGTTTATATACCGTCGTAAAATACTCTGCTACGCACGTATCAAGAAACGTCCTAATATCAGAAAAAACGTTTGAATCTAAAACCGTCTTATTCTTACTAATTTTGTTACAGTTATTTGGAACAACTATCTGCCCTTTTACAAATTCAATTTCTTGATCGGTAAAAGGACGGCCAATACTAAATTCCCCAACGGGTGTAGGGAACAGCATGTTAAGTTGCATGTTTAGCACCAATATTTTTATTAAGGTAAAAGTGGTAAGTTGTAAGTTTGTCTTAGGCGTTCTGAAGCATTAGGAATACCCGGTTTTTCATAATCTGTCAGCGTCCAAGTACTTAAAGCTGCAATCCAAGAATTCAAATCTTGTACTGCAACAGGGTCAGTTTCTTGTGCTAAAAGTGTTTGGGTAACTAGCAAATATCTTCTGTGTATAGAGTTTAAATATTCTGCTTGAATTTGTTCTTTTTCCGCAAGAGCGGCCCCTTCCAAGTCTTGGATAGTCCAAACGTCTTTAACAACTCCATCAACCCATTGATAGACCGGCCCTACCGCAAGTTGGGAGTACTTTATTTTTGGTGGCGCTACACGCTCAAACCGAGCAAACTCAGCCGGTAAATTGTTTACATCCACGTCGGGAAATGCTTGGCGAAAATTCTCGCCTACCATTGGATGTTCAAAAGGTTGGCCGCCAACAATTTTGATAAACAGTTCCATCATAAATTCCCTGCGTTGCTGGGGAACGACCTACCGCCGCCCCACAAAATACGTACCGCGCCGCCAGCAGATTGCCCGTCAATAACGCCGCCAGACCCTCCAAAATTACCCCCGGAAAGGTTTGCTGAAGATGGGCCAGTACCACCAGTCCCTCCCCCAGAGCCTCCGCCACCGCCGCCGGGAGCCTGTTGGAATCCACCGGCTCCGCCACCGCCGCCGCCGCCAGAACCGGGATTACCGGGCACATAGAATGCGCCGGATCCGCCACTACCGCCAGCGCCACTTGCTCCTTGACCATAAATACCAACACCACCACCGCCAGAGCCGCTACCACCGCCAGAAGCGCCGCCTCGTCCACCAGCACCGGCATATCCACCAGCACCAGAACCACCATCTGCGCCGCCGCCGCCGCCGCCAGCGCCTTGACCGCCATTACCACCACCATCACCCGTAAAAGAACCGCCACTGTTACCACCATTGGCCTGCCCACCTCCGCCGCGCACGGTTGCTGTGTTTATAAAAGAAGAATCCCCGCCATTTACGTTGTTATCTAGGCGCGGAGCCGCAGCGCCGACAATCACGGTATACCCCGTGCCGGGAACAACTGTAATATTATTCTTCCAACCTAAACCACCAGCACCACCCGAACCCAAAGAATTGTCAGAACCACCAGCGCCTACACAAACGACGGAAACAGATGTGACACCTGCCGGAGCAGTCCATGTATAAGTTCCGGGACTTGTGTACTCTTGTTGGCTCGGCGTTGCCTGTGTCGTAATGCTATTACTTGCAGCACTTGCCGCACTCTGTCCAGCAGAGTTAGTTGCTTTGACAGTGAATGTGTAATTTGTTACTGCGGACAAGCCTGTAACGTTAATAGTGCCAGAGCCAGCTTGAACCAATGTACCGGTTCCACCAGCGGGGTTAGATACAGCGTCATATTGTGTAATTGTAGCGCCGCCGTCACTTGCGGGGGCAGTAAATGTAACAGTTGCTGTGGTCGCTCCAGTAGCTGTAGCCGTGCCAATTGTTGGCGCTCCGGGAACAATCGCCGCTACAGAAGCTGTAGAATTTGAGTTTGCGCTTACGGCAGCTATTATATTAGTAGCTGTTACAACACAGCGGATTGTGTTGCCAACGTCAGCAGCAACCAATACATATGTACTAGAAGTTGCGCCACTGATGTTTGCTGTAACCCGTTGCCATTGATATGTAAATGTCGGCGCTGGCGCACCTGTCCACGTACCATTGGTTGTTGTAAGCGTGGAGCCAAATGAGGCTGTACCTGTGACTGCTGGAGCCACGGTATTAACTGGAGCAGCACTGTAGCTAGCCCCAACAGACGCCATCAAGATTCCACTCATGTTACGTTTCCTGTCACAACACAAACAGTACCAGAGATAAACAACACGTTGCAAATGCCGCGTGTTGCCAACGAAATTGTAGCTTTATCCGCATCAGTACCACCAATATACGCGGTGGTGATGGACATGGTCAATGTAATTGCGCCTGATGTGTTATTAAAAATAACAACGGCATCACCGGCAGCAAAAGTAGCGTTGGGCACAACAATTGACCCACTAGCGCCCACTTCAATAAACTCACCCACATCACCCACAGCAAGGGTGTAGCTAGTAGTTTTAGCTGAGCCAGACTGAGGGATTGCTTTGTAACCGACAAGATTAGTGCCGTCAACGGTGCAAGCTGAAAGTACGCCTTGTGATGGTGTTCCAAGCGCAGGGGTAACCAACGTGGGTGACGTTGCAAAAACAGCAGAACCACTACCTGTTTCGTCTGTTAAGGCGGCAGCAAGATTTGCCGATGATGGCGTGCCTAAAAATGTTGCTACGCCAGCGCCGAGAGATGTTATACCTGTGCCGCCGTTAGCTGTTGGTAGTGTTCCAGTTACGCCAGTAGTTAAGGGTAAACCTGTGGCTGATGTCAAAACTAAAGCAGTGGGTGTTCCCAGCGCCGGTGTCACCAAAGTTGGAGAGGTTGCAAACACCAATGAGCCAGAGCCAGTCTCGTCAGTTACTGCCGCCGCTAAATTAGCTGAACTAGGAGTGCCAAGGAAAGTGGCAACACCACTTCCAAAAGATGTAATTCCTGTACCACCATTTCCAACAGGAAGAGTTCCCGTGACATTGGTAGCCAGATTGGTAAATGTAGTTGAAGTTGTGCCCGTACCACCAGAAGCAATTGGGAGCGCAGAACCCAGAGTCAAAGAGGTGAAGTACGAAGCCGCATCAACGACGTTTGTGCCGTCGTTGAAAACCAGCGTGGCCTTGCCCGCAGGAACAGAAATGCCCGTACCTGAAGTGTTCTTCACTGTTTTAGCGCCAGTGCCGGTATTATTGATAAGGTAAAACTTCTCAATCTGGCAACCAGAACCCAGTATCAAGTTACGCACAGAACCTATGCCCGAAGAACTTTCTGTGATGTTTAAACGTAAGTTTCTAGCCGATTGGGATGCTGCCGAGTCGGTAAGCGTAATTGTTACGTCTGCGTCTGTTGCAAAATCTACTGTGGCAGAGCCTGTAATAGCCTCACCCAGCACTGCGTCGCCCAGATTGACGTTGGTAAGGTTACCCCATTGACCTGAGTTCTGTCCTGTTTCAAGCAACTCTATTTTAAGTGCTGACCATGTTGATGCCATTTTTAACTCCTAGTTCGTTGCGACTGCAACCCAGTTGGCAGTCTGTGTATCATCAATTACATCCCAGAATGGTCGTGCAGTCAATCCATCTGTACCTGTTGCTAACTCACTAATAGAAGCTACAAAAGCTGCTGCTGCTATCAAAGTGTCTGCACTTACTGCGTTTTCAGTAATTGCGCTGTTAAATGCTACTTGTGCCGTAATTACATCTGACCCCGTCGCGGTTTCTGTAATTGCCGCATTAATTACCACTACCGCTGTTACTGCATCTGTTCCCGTCGCCGTTTCTTGTATATCTCCAAAATATATAAGACTTCCGGTTATGTTATCTGTTCCGGTTGCTGTCTCTGCAACTGTAGCCGCATACACAGGCACGCTAGATACCACATCCGATCCAGTAGCCGTTTCGGTTACCGTTGTAGCATAGTTAGGTGTAGATGTAATTTCATCGCTACCTGTAGCCGTCTCAATAACCTGTGCCGCGAACGCTGCTACCGCTACAACATCGTCTGTTGCCGTTGCCGCTTCGCTTACTGTTGGATTCAGCGTTAAAGTAGAAGCTACCGCATCAGTAGCGGTGGCTAACTCACCTTCTCCACCCCACGAATTACTACCCCAACTGTTTTGCCCCCAAGCCGTTCCAGCAATCGTTGCCGAATAAACTTCCCCGCCTATTGTTGCACCTGTACCCGTAGCAGTTTCGGTAATTATTGCCCCTACAGAAATAGCAGAAGAAACCGCATCTGAACCTGTGGCAGTCTCTGTTACCGTGGCGGCATATAGCGGGCCGCCTTCTATAGCGTCTGTCCCTGTTGACGTTTCCGTTATGCTTGAGGTAAATATCTTACCCGCTGCAATTACATCTGTGCCTGTGCCTGTTTCACTGACAGCGGGGGCTACACTTAACGTGGAGCTAACCGCGTCTGATCCTGTGGAGGTTTCGTCTACGGAGCTAGTGAAGGCAGTAAAACCGCCCCACCCTTGTTCGCCCCATAAGCCGTCACCCCACCCAGCCATATTAAGCCGCCAAGCTGAATGTATAAGTCACAGACAAAGTATCGCTGTTTACCACAGAGCGGTCGCCGGGTGAGCCAAAGTCAGCCGCAGAGAACAATGTTCCCGTTGTACCACCCTTAGTATCGTTGCTCGTCAAAAACGCACCGCCAACTGTTGTTGTGCCGTTGATGTTAAACACTGCGGGAGAAGCTGAGTTAGTCACTACAGAAGGATCGGCAGTTGTAGCGGTTACAAACGTGGCAGTCACACGGGTTCCGTTGCTGTAAGCAGTAACTTCTGTCCAACCAGCATGGGAAGCCATTGTGTCGCCCGCCGCAGGTGTATTAGAAGCGCCAGCGCCGTACAAACCAAGATACCAAGTGGTAATCTGGCTCACTGAGGTCAAAGCACTGCCCGCCATATATTGGAGGCCAACGTTGACCACCAAATTCTTAGACTCGGCAGACCACTTCAAGTTGCCGTCTTTGTCGTGGCATTTGATTTCAAATACGCCTGTAGCTTTTGCGTCCTCACCGGCTTTGGTGTTACAAGTCAGGCCACTAGAAACAACGTCAGTGGCTTTGGTTTTTTCAATAGTCATAATGACTCCTTAGTTAGAACTACGAATTAAAGCAGAAGATGCCGTGTTAGCGGGCATCACGATTGTAAAATTACTTGATGTTTTGTCAGACCCAAAATCCAATACCGCAATAGATTTATTTGCCTGAGTAACATTGTAAATCAACGCACACCGAGCTGTCACTGAGGCGTTGAACACAGCATCATTGAAGTTCACAAAGGCTGTGTACCCATCAGAGCTGATTGTGACCCCGGACAAAGTCACGCCGCCCGGCGTGTACCCACCACCACTCACCTCATTGGTCGAGTTGTATTCAGTTGTGCTTTCATCAAGATTTGCACTGGCTGTATACAAAGCAACCTTCAAGGTGTTTGTAGACAGGTTATGAACACCCGTATACAACTGTAACTTAAAGCTGGTGGTTTGAGTCTGTAAGATCATGAGACAGGAACCCTTACTTGGCCATCTCGGTAAGCATCACCGCGCTGCTTGCCGTCGGCAAGGTTCTTATACAAAGCAATAGCTTGGACGTACCGTTCTTGGTACAGTTTCAGCATGTCTGCTTCACCCTTCATGTAAGTGTAAGCTTCCACCAAAGAGCCGTACAACAAGGTTGTATCAAAGTTATCGCCCAGCCAAGTCGTACCGGCAGTCACAATAGACTCTGGGTAATAGTAATAATGTAGTTCTGCGGTGTAGTTTGCATTGGGTGTCGGGCCAAGGATGAAAGTCAGCTCCCGCTCGTTGTCTGACCGAGGGCCAAAAATGGCGTAGTGTTTAGGCTCACCAAGCTGGGCCGTCAAAGGATACGCTTCACGAATGAAGTTAACGTCCTTGTTAAGTAGGTACAGATTGTCACCTTGGAAGATGACTGTACCTGACACTGTACCGCTGTTGGCAACCGTCAGTGTGACGGTCGTTCCCACAATGCCTCTGACCAGTGCGTTGACACCAATGCCTGTACCCGTTACCTGCTGACCTGCAGCGATCCCAGCGGCACTCGCTACCACAATGGTTTTAAGCCCAGACGTACCCGTCGCAGTTGTTGAGTTGTTTGGAAATATGGCAAGGCTGTAAGCAGACAAAAAGTCCGTAGGACACTGCAAAAACTTATTACCAGTGGTTAAGACACCCGTTACGTTTTCTCTTAAAAACGAAGGCTGTGCCACGTTGTAAATACGCTGCTCCGCCTGCCTAACAAAGACAGGAATCTCCGCCACGAAGTCTGTCTCCGTGTTCTCGGTATACGCTTGAATAGCGCTAACGAGGTCTGCGTAGTTCATGCCATCGGGCCTCTGGCAATTCTACCTTTGGTCGCTGCGCCATTACCGCGTGTAACGATACCGCTTGTCTTGGCCGCAGGAGGGGGTCTGCGGTTAATGCCAGCTACAGACATATTGACTGTGCCTGCATCACTCCGGTTAGGGCCTGACGCGGCTGAAGGTTTGACAGGCTTGCCTGTCATTGTGTGAGGAGGTGCATACACAGCCGCATCACCCACCTCTTTGCCCATCATTTTTTTGCTAAATTTAGCCATGATTAACCTCGTTTCTGTGCGGCAATCTTTGCCAAACCACGTCCCATAGACAACATATCAGCATTGGTTTTACCTTTGCCTTTGCCTTTTCCGCCGCGCATGATGCCAACTGCGGGGCCGCTATCGCCCAAATTTTTGCCTTCGGTCTTGCCTTTTTTGGCAATGCCGTCTGCTGATCTTGTGTAAGCCATGTTTAAACCCCTTAAGATATAGATACTGTACCAACAAATGTTGTTGCCACCAAGTAGTTTGGAGTCAACGCCTCATCAAAATTACTAGCCCCGCCAACCGGGTTCCAGCCCCACTGAATGTCTCTCGAACCACCAGATAGATTCCCAGCCGCATTCACACCAGACGTCACATATGTTGTGTCCCTGCGTGGGTTACGCAGTGCCTGCGGATCATCCACTGGGAACGTTCCAAGCATCAACTGGGGCTGATCTGGATCCCAACACTCAGGACAGACTAACAACTCGTATTTACGCTGCTTGATGATCTCTGTCTTAAGCTGCTTTAACTGATACTGCTGACCACAGCGGTCGCATTGAGCAATCGCTATTTTGCCAGAAGCAAAACGATTACCCATTAGTAGCTCCCACCAATGAACATCTGACGGGGCACAAATCTTACCGCAGCCTTTTCACGATCCTCACCAGCGGCCAAATCAAACTGCTCGTTGTACACGCCTTTAAGCATATCTAACCGGGGTGCTAACTCCGGTACTTTCATGGCAATGTGATACGCAAGTCCAGCCACTACACAGGGCAAGAACCTGAAGTTCATATCCGCAGTCTCAGAGCCTGCTCCCGCGTCCTGTACACGCCGTAAACGGTAGTACACAAACTGATATGTTGTGCTGTTATCTGGTGTAGGCCACACAGTCACTGCTGGTAGCTGGGGCACAAATACAGCGATACCATCTGCGTGAGTTGCAGCGGTTGTATTGTTCTGTCCACGGAACACCCCACCAAGGGTGTTACCTGTGATGAATGTGTAATAGATGTCTTCTGACTCTAGACGGATAAACCCCGACCCGGCTAGTCCAACCACCGTGTCAAGCGTGATCGTCGTCGCTGTGGCTGTAATGGCTCCGTTGAGGTACGAAGTCGTCGGGTTAACCTGTCCAGAAAGTCTTTGAATAAAAACTTGGATGGGACGGGCTTGTTGAAGTTTGTTCGGAATGGTCGCATAGGTAGAAACACTGATACGTGTAATGGTGAGGTCAGCCTGTGTAGATGCTGTATTTGCACCTGTTCTAATCACATGTTCCAGAAGGTCTATGGTGTCCAGTGGTAGGGCGTATGTGTTTAAACCCGGAGTTAAGGTGATAAAGCCTTGCTCTATCGTCCACATGTTGATGCCACGGTTCTGCCACTCGATGGTCATCAGGTTCATAGACCGCCGGGCGGTCTTGAGGTCATAACCAGAACGCATCTCTCGGCCAGCACGCTCCCAAGCCTCCTCGGCGATCTCCGTGAAGTCCATATTGAAAAGTGTTGAGCCGGTAGTGGTCATCTAAAGCCTGCCGTTTTCTTTGCAATATTTTTAGGTTGAGCTACAAACTGTTTACCAGAGGCTTTGCCAGCTCTCTTGGCTTTGGTTGTAGCTGCGTATTCTGCTGAGGTTAAAGACTTAATGGCTTTTTCAGGCAAATATCTCTCACCCGTCTTGCTTGACGGTTTACCAGACTTGGTGCGCCATTTCTGGTCGCCCCAATCTTTAAGAGATTTCTGAGGAGCTTTCAATCTCTGTAGCCTCCGCCTGCTTTTTTATAGCGCTGTGCCACCATTTGTGCTTTTCTTGCGCTCCATTGCCCAGCGCCAGTGCCTGCTGTGGCTTCTGCTTTTACAGCGTTAAAGATTCTTTTACGTAGTTCTGGCTTGGTGTAGTTGCCTGCGGCGTTAACCGTAGACTTACCGCCCTCTGCCATCTTCTTAGGTTTTACACCTTTGGCCTTCATAGCAATAGCTGTGGCCGCTTGCTGCGCCAAACCACCAGCAGCTTTAACTACACCGCCTTCTTTGTATTGAGTAAAGTCAGTGTCGTCCCGCCGGGCTTTCTTCTTGCCTTTGGGCATTTTATTGGGGAGCATGGCTCCCATACCGCGACTGGACATCATAGTTACACCATCTTTCCGCGAGTTTTGCCTTTAGTGACACAGCCATCAGCTCGTTTAGAAGCAGAGCTTACTTTGCCGCCTTTTGCATAGCCCATAGACTTGATCTTTGCACGATCTTTAGCGTCTTTAGCATCTTGGATGGACTCTTGCATTGCGTCAAAGTTAGCGGGCTTCTTAATGCCACGAGACTCACGCTTCATTTCAGCGTCAGATTCGCGTTTAGCATCAGCGGCCTTTTCACGTTGGGCAGCATTGCGGTCACCCTCTCCAATTCGGCTGGAAACTAAAACAGCACCGGCTGGAATACCCATGCCCATGGCAATATTGCTCATGGTATTGTCAGTTTTTTTACCAGTGTATTGTGGGATGTTGTATCCACCCCCGCCACCAGAATCTGGTTTATCGTTAAGTCTACGTCGCATGATAGTTCCTTAGCAGATCTTGCCACGGGTCTTGCCTTTAGTGGCAATACCGTCAGCACGTCTAGACGCAGATGAAACCATGCCACCGGAGGCATACTTTTTAACTGTACCACCGCGTTTTTTGGCGGTTACATCGGTAACATCGTCGCCCTTCTTTTTAGTAAAACTGCTTTTCTTAAGCTTGTCGTAAGCTGCTTCCGCAGTTTTGCTTACACGTCCTGCGGTTTTAGATGGCGATGTAACCAATTCTCTACCAGCACTAGCGGCTTTTTTGCCACCCTTAAACATCTTGTACAGGCCAGCCAAACCTACTCCACCCGCACCAGTGGCAAGCAAGGCATTTTCAATGTTACGGCTGGTTTCAGAAGAATCAATCTTTTCGCCTTTGGGAGCTTTGACAGACTGACCGGGTATCTTAGATGCCGCAGATCTTTCTTCCTCACGAGGGCCAAAGTGCGTAGCAATAGGGGGGCTTGTGCCAGCATCACTACGCATACCGCGCATTGGGCCTGCGTATGTAGATGGCTTATTGGCTAAGTCGCTACGGTTAGCGCCTGTATCTCGCAAACGTGGCACAGCAGGGGCTACAGGCTTAGACGCAGCAGGTTTAACTGGCGTGGTAACAATTGGTTTTGTGCGGGGGCCAGCATAGTCTTCTGCTACGCTTGCATCGCCAGATGGCTGGCGTTTACCTTGCTCCATACCAGCAGCAAAAATTGGATTTGGCTGAGGTGGAATACGAGGAACAGGATTAGGACGAACTTCTTCAGCGGCAGGAGTCGCACGACCACGGCCAGCACCAAAGCGGTTGTACGCCTCTGTACCGGGTTCATCTATGTTACCCATGCGGATACGCTCAAAGAAACCTACCGGCTCTTCTTTGTTGGAAATATCCAGACCACGCTGCTTGTCAGCAGCAACATCTCCGCCCTCTTGATAGCGTTTAAACTTCTTCATTTGTTTTTTCATGATAGTTCCTTAGCGGGCCATGCCGCCTTTTTTAAACACCTTGCCTATGGTCTTGCCTTGTGTGGCAATGCCATCTGCGCGTTTAGATGCTGAACCGCCAGAGGACATCATCTTGGCCATACCGCCAGACTTAAGACCTGCATGGGCTTTTGATGCAGGTTTTGCTGCATGTGCTTTTAAAGCTTTAGGCATACCGCCTGAAGCCATCATTTTGGACATTCCACCGGAGGCCATCATCTTAGACATCCCGCCGCCTGCCATCTTGCCTTTGCCGTCAGCGGCAAAAGCAGGGACAGACTTACCGTCCTTCATAACCATAGGCATACCGCCACTGGCCATCATCTTTGATTTCATAGCGCCGCCGCTTGACATCATTTTAGATTTCATGCCGCCACCAGCCATCATTTTTGCTTTCATCATTTGTCTTGCTCCTGATAAAGATTGTTAAAGGTTTCCGTCATATCCATGTAAGAGTCATCCTGCTCTGCACAATGAATCCATTGATTGGGCCTAAAATCAGGCGCACCCTGTCCTGTTTGCCAATAGGCTGGACTCGTTACACGGACTCGATTGTTGGGCAACGCCACAACATTTCCAGTCCACTTACCTGCGTCAGTCAGTATCAACACATGACTTTGTTTGTGCTGTGATGGATCCTCAGAAACATCGCTCTCTGCGTAGTCTACAGTGAACAGATACCTGCCGGTGTAAAACTCACCACCAATTTTGCACAACCAAGGCGAGGGCTTGGCCCGCTCTAAACTAATGATTGAATGGTTGTAAGAATTACAGTCCCAAGGCTGTGATAAATGATTGAGCATACGCTCAGGCCATTCCTTCAAAGGAATGTCTCCCACCAAAGCCGCAAGAGGCATCCTTGCCCACATTGCACCGCCGTGAACGTTTTCTTCACCCTCAAGGCCGGTAAAAATCATCTGGAAACTTAAACTACGATCTGGGATTGTTGTAACAGCAACGGCCAAGCCGTGAATGTATTCACCCTGATACTTCTGATGGGCGTTCGTAAACTCTTTACGAACCCAGCATTTGAAGTAAGGGATGTTACTTGTCAGATACATCACTTCCCCGCTGAAAGAAGCTGGTCAATTTTTGCTTCAAGCTTGTTAAAGCGTTGGTCAATGTGATTAGTAATTTTGTCAATTTCTGCTTGAGTAACGTTATCACGGGCAACCTCCTCACGAGTTTTGTTCAACAGGATCGTGACACGAGCCAGCTCCCTAAACTTTTCATTCATCATGTAGCCTAACAAGCCAATCACCAAGGATAGGATGGCAGACCAAGCGGTGTTTAAATCTAGCACATCCGGCCTTTAGTTTTGCCGCGCTGGGCAATGCCATCGGCGCGTTTAGAGGCAGACACTTTGCCTCCACGCGAATAATCATCACTCATCCTAGGAGTTCTGTTGCTGCTACTTTGGCGCGGAGAACCAAAATCTAATCGACCTGTTATTTCCGGCTCTCGTTCTTTTTCTTTGTAATCTTTTGCAGAGCGTGAACCCGTAATCCGATCAAAAGTATATTTTTCTTTAGGTTTAGCGCCGCCAACGCCGCCGCTTGTTGGCGAGGAAGACCCACCACCGCCGCCACCGCCACGATTTGGATCGTATTCGTTAATACTGCGTTTCATAACAATTCCTTAACAGTTCCAAGCTCTCAGAGCTTTATTGATCCGAGAGTTTGGATCGTTGGCGGTCTTTGCACTCGTTAGCTTCTTTTTCATCCCGCCCATCCTCGCACAGAAAGAGTCGCGCCGGGAGCCGCCTTCGGGCTGGGGAGGTTTCAAATTCATACCTTGCTTTTTCGCGGAGGCCCGGCCTTTGGCGTTCAAGCCGCCCTTCTCGGACTTGCCCTCTTTGCGTTGCCATGCTGGAGATTTAGCCATAAAACACCGTTGCTGTTACAGAACCGCCAACACCTACAAACATACCGTTTTTGCAATAGATGCCTTCACCGGGGATCAGCACTGGCAAACCAACAATGTTGAACGTGTCAAGCTCTAACAAGATACTACTATAAAACGTTA